GAATGTTTTTAGAGATTAAAAAAGAGGGCGAAGTACTTTATAAGCGAAACGGCGAAGCGGTAACAGAACACGTTCAGGAACAAATTAACTGCATTAATCTGTTAAGGGCAAAGGGATATATTGCGGGTTTTGCAATTGGATTTGATCAGGCAAAGACGGTTATTGATGCATATATGATTCTTTAAAATGGAAAAGTATATCAAAATTTATATGGATTACTTTGGTTATCAAATCAAAGAAGATATTATTTGCGAAGTGAGAGCGGACGGAACCCCGGGCGTGAACATTCATCATATCAATGGCAGAATAGGCAAAAACAAACTTGACATTAACGGCTTAATCGCACTTAATTACGATCTTCACAATGCAATTCATACACAGTCACCACCATATACTAAATCCGAATTAGTGCAGATTCATGCTGAATTTATGGCGAAGCATGGAAAACATGTTTAACAGCATGTTTGGTGAAATCGCTTATTTTTGGTTGTATATTTACAGTGTCAAAAGGATACACTAAAAAACGATAAGATGAAAACTTTAGAAATCACTTTAAAGAACGGTAAAATTTACATAGGTTCATCAAACGGTAAAATATATGGAGGTAAAGTATATTTAAACAGACCAGAGGGCGGTTTTATTAAAGTTACAGAAAATGGTGAATCATTTGAAAGTAGCCGTAAAGATATGATCATTGAAACATCAGAAATAAAATCAGCAAAAGTAATTTAACAACCAGCTGCACCGACAGTACAAACGGTTATTTTTAAACTTTAAAACGATAAGGAAATGAATAACGGCAGAATTAACGAACGAAATACAGGTGATTGGTCAATAGATAGCGAACCTAAAAAAAGAACAAAGATTTTCACTGCGTCTATTAAATTAACACAATCAGAAATAGACTTGATGAAATACATATTACGTCAGGTGGCAAAATGTGTTAAGTTATCCGAAATTGACGGCAAACAATTTTTTACCGACAATAGCGATTTTATTTGTCAATTCGAACGTGAAAGAATTGAGGATTTATGGAGCATTCAAAATAAATTAAGCAAATGACCGAACGAAAACAAACAGAACGCCAACTACTGATTAAGTTCGTTAAATTCCTGAATAAAGAAAGGGTTTGCGGATGTGTTCAGTTAATACCCGCCTCGATTGTAACATCATTTTACTGGGCCAAACTTGAAGCTGATTTAAGGAAAATAAATAAAAACGATTTAAACGAAGGATTAAAATTTTAACCGATGGAAACGAAAAGAATGACGCATCACATGTGCATGAGCATCGACGGATGTTTGCGAAATCACGAAGGACGCAAAATCAAAATATTCGACGATGAAAACGGTGATCAAACATCAGACAAAGAAGCAAGAGAATATCTTGCAGAATGTCAGGCAAAAGGATGGAAAGTAATTCCAATGGGCGAACCGTGCGAAGGATTTGATTATTTTGGACACGGATGCCCGGGGCATGAAGTAAAAGAAATAACATTAGCAGATCAAAATTAAACTCAAACAAAATGAGCAAAACAACATTTTTTGAACTTGATGGGAAACAATTTAAAGTCGAGCTGATTGAGGCAAAGAAATCAATGTCCACAAAAGAACAAATGGATTTTTACAATTCAAAATGTAAATCTAAACCAGTTTTGGATTTTAATAATCGTCAATTTACAGGGTGGATTGAAACGTATAATTTAAAATTTGAATGGCAAAACTATCTAATCAGCGAAGCCAGAAAGCGCGGTTTTATTTCCGGTTGCACGATCAAGACAGCTACCGACATGGACAAAATGAAATCCGGCAGATTGCAGTTAATTGGGCTGTCAAAACTTGCAACAGACGGCAGAAAGTCAATCATTATTTATGATAACGGCAAATGGTGTGCCGAAGCGATACCAGAAGTTAAAAAGCATTTTTGGACAAATAATAGCATGTTAAGTACGAAAAATTGGGAGAAATATAATTCTTTGACTGATGACGAAATGGAAAAGATTAAATGCGATCCGGAAAAGTACGACATTAAAGAGATTGAACATATCATAATTGATTTATCACTTAAGATTAATCACTCTAATTTATATGTCACTATTAGAAATGAAGAGGCAAAATTAATCCGTGAAATATTAAACGATTATTTGAAATAAAAAGCTATGTTTTTAGATGACCAACTTTATCAGATTACAAAAGCAACTCAAATAAGTTGCCCGAATGATTTTAATCAGATGATAAATTCACTTTATCAAACGTGTGAGAATAAATGGAAACCTGAATTTGATATTTCAAGATCAGGAAAAGAGGCAAAAATATTACTTGACCGCACATTTAACGCATGGGATAGTTTCATAAAGAAACTTGAAAAAGAAAATTATTACCTTGCCGATATGGTGAAAAAGTATTCTTACAAATATGCCTTTATGGCAAATGAAAAACTAAAAGAAGCCTACGAAAAATTAGGATAATTAACTGAAATTAAGTAACTTTAAAGCAAATTAAACAAATGGAAATTAACATCGAAGAGGCAAAATATATTTTATGCGCATTTGAAAACCAGGAAAATCAAGATGGGTTTTTAAATTCAGTAGAACAGAATATTTGCAATAGGATCAAAGAAGAATTTAACCTTTAAAATAAATTAAAAACGAGATGAAATACAAAGAACAAATCTACGAATTAACTCAGGCTATCGAAAAGAAAGTAAAAGCCGACATTTAGGCGAAATTAGACACGCAATGTGCAGAGGTATTACAACAGCATACCCGATTCTTTAAGTTTAAATGCTGGCTTGTCTGGGGTCATTTATATCGGGATGGTGTTTGCCTTCGTTGTGGCAAGTTAGAAACAATTAAAAAGTAAGTTATGGCATGGTTAGCAGTTGATATTGATGGGGAGGAATACAAATATTCAAAAAAACCCGAAAGGCATTTTAATGGCATTGTTAAAATATGGTCAACAAAAGGACAAGGCGAAGCAATAAATTTAATTTCTGGATCGATTGAAAAGCTGACAGGTAAAAAATTAACATGGAAAGACGAACCAATTAAAATTTAAAGTTATGCCGTATCTGACTGTAAATAAACACGGAGTTGAGAAAATAACCCAATGGAACCCAATACGAAATAAATTAGCCGGATGGTGGACAGCTATTGATAATGGTGTTACTTTGCCAAACGGAACCATTGAAAAAATAATTGGTAAAAAGTTAACGTGGCGCCACAATCCCGTATTGATAAAATAACCATTAAAAACTAACAACATGGAAACCGAAAACTATTTGTATTTTATTGCATTTGTCCTACTTTGCGTATTTTGTGCATGGAAACTTTGTCGAATGATTCAGAACGGCAGATTTGATTTGAATGACACTTATTACGATCCGTGTGAAATTGACGCAACAAAATATGAAGATGATGAGGTTGAGCGCTAAACATGTTGTGCAACAGCTTTGGTTAGATCGGTTGATTTACGTTGTATATTTACATCATGAAACAGCAAGGAAGCTGAATCACTAAAAACGACGCGATGATGAATACAAAAAAATTAGGACAAGAACCAGCTCTTCCGTATACATTTACGGAATATAGAAGCGGACAGCCATTTATAAAAGTTCAACAAGGTCTATCTAAGCGTCTTTTAATCGCAAAAGATATGATGCAGGTTGCGAATACTTTTTTTAATGACTGTTCAGTTAAATTCATATCGGAATATATTGGAATTACAGAAAGCGAATATACGTATGATCACTACAAAAAGGCAGTAGTTAAATATGCAATTGAATTGGCAGATGAACTCTTAAAACAGGAAGCATTTGACCTACATTAAAAACGATAATATGATACAAGAAATTCAATTTTTAGGATGTGAACATTTGGATTACTCCGATAATTACAGCGCAAATAAAGAACCAATTTCGACAAGGTTTGGTACTAAAATATGTTGGAATAGACCCGTAATTGATTCTACATATCCGAGCTTAGTTCAATTTTGCAAAAAACGTGGAAGGTTAAATAATCCTCAGTCATGTTTGTGCGAATCAAATAAAATGTGTTCTGACTTTAATGATTTTAATCATACAGTTGCATTTAATGCCGAATAACCATGGCCTACATTAAAGACCCATCAACAGGCGATACCCTTCATTTAAAACGTGAATCCGGCTTGTATCCGGTAAAAGTTGAAAAGCATCACAAAAACATGATAATGATGCAATACGACAGTTTCAATCGGCTATTTTGTGAGATTGGCGAAAGCGGAGAGTATTGGAAAGAATGCGATTTGTATTTAATCGGGGATAAAATCAACTTGAATTAATTGATTAAATCATTTATATTTAGTAATTTAGTATAAAATTAGAAACGATGAAAACAGCAGAAAAAATACTTGACGATTTAGATGAAACTTACTACGTTGAAGAAATTGCAATGGTTAGTTACTATACAGCAGTAAAGGCTATTGAACACGCACAAAAAGAGGCTCATTTGTCACTTCTACATGATTTAATTAAGATATTAATTGATGTAAGCAAACAAATTCCGCCTGAATATTATGATGTTGTAAATAAACATCTTATCAATTTACAAAATACAGCCATAAAACTTACAGAATAATGAAACGAACCATAAAAGTATTAACAGAAATTTCCTGGTATTTCGAAGCGTTTAAATATACGTTTACATACACTATTTTAGCCTATTGGGCATTTTTAATATTTGCAAAATAAAAACGAAATGGAACTAACAACAGAAGAAAGAGCCACATTTAACTATTTGATTAGTATCGGCGATACAAAGGATCAAGCATTGGCGACAATATTAAAATCAAGAAAATGAAAAAGTTAATCGAAGATTACAAAAAGAAGCTGAATAATTGTAACGAGTTCCTAAATGCGCAATTATCAGATAAAGGTAAGGTAGTAATAATAATACGCGAAAGAGCAAATTGTTACCGCAAATTCATTTCAGAACTTGAAATATTGAATAAATGACAACAGAAAGACTAATCGACAAAGTAACCGTTACAAATTTAGATATTGCATTGAGAATGTGCAATATTCAGATTCACAAATCAATAGTTGATAAAATCATTGATTTAGTCGAATTAATTGAAGATAAAGGTGATGATATAAGTATTAAAGACATTTGCGAATTACAGGGAAGTTGGGAAAATGGAACATTAAAACATGAATAATGACACCGACAAAATCATTCATAGAAATTTCCCCATCGAAAGACAAAAAGTTCTGCCAAAACTGCAAACACTTTGATAAGTGGGGAGTTCATGCCGGAATTTGTTGTGTAGATAACAAAGGATATAATAAAATGGATTGGCAAACATGCAAAAAATTTGAAAAGAAATGACAACAGAAACAGCTATTCACATTCTGGAACTTTACAACAAGTGGCGAAGAGGCTTAGAAACGGAAATGTTAGACCCGAAACAGTTGGGATTGGCTATTGATTTGGCGATTGAGACATTAAAACAATCGAAACAAAGCAAAAAAGAAATTGCGGCATTAAAGAGTCAGGTTTATAATCTGAATGTTAGGTTAAGTGATATAAAAGACAATAGTTGTAAATTTTGAACCATGCAAATTTGCCCTGACTGCATAGAGCCATTAATACCAGACTGCAAGAAACTTGCAATGTGTAATCATTGGATGATTTGCCCGAAATGCGGACACAGAGAACGACCGGATAAGGATGTAATTGATTGTCGGAAAGTAGGGTTGTTTATTGATCGGATCAGGAAAAGTAATAGGAATGAAAACCAATTTAATAAAGATTGAAAAATGAAGGAAATTAAGGATTTTATTGAAAGATTAAAGACGGAACGAAATGAATTAAATCAAAAGCTTAAATTCGTACGAGAGCACAAATTTACAAAAGAGGAACAATTCTTATCTGATCAAGTGAGTGTAATTAACTCAATAATGTATGAATTAGAATTAGTTTGCGATGGTAAGCAAAAAGGGAACGATTCAAAATTTATGTTTTAATTTTGATATTTGAAAAAATAAGAGTAAGTTTGATAAAAAGAATTAAGATTGTGTGGCGGAATTGGCAGACGCAAACGTAGAAGCGACGGGATGAATGTCAAATAGGCCCGTAACGTATGACAGATTTCAGGTTCGAATCCTGACACAATCACGGGGAGCGCTGACCTGTCCACGGCTCCAATTTTTTAAATACTGTTTACGAGTTATTCGGTAAATAAAACGCGCGAATCAGTGGAGGGTGACAATTGGGGAGAGACCCAAACAGCCGGAATAACTCAGATGGTAGAGTGTCTGTTTTGTACTCAGAATGTCACGGGTTCGATTCCTGTTTCCGGCTCAAAAGTAATAGATTGAAAATAATCACTAAACATGTTATACAACATGTGATTATATTTGCAATCAGGCGTTTATTGATGTATCTTTGGTATAACAAAAGGGGAAAAGCCGACAACCCCACTACAAGGTAGGCAAACAAAAACTTTGCAAAATGAAAATTTATAACACAACAACCGAAAAAGAAGTTAGCCTTACAATCATTGATGTTAAAACAAGATGCGAATGGACAGCTGATTTAATTAGCGCCGGAAACTTAGATTACAATGAAGAGCTCGAAATGACAGAAATGAGCCAGGATGATTTCGAATGGTGGTCTGATCTTATTGAAAAGATGGAATCAAACGACGAGAGAATATCCGAGATTGAATCAGGTCTCGACGAAGAAGATTTAGACTCTTTTCGCAACGGGATTGCCGATTGTTGCGGTAATGACTTAGATACAGACGCCGATAGGATTCAGTTGTATTTGGATGAATATGATAAAAATAATTAATACTCGCAGTTTCCCGCAAAGTTCTGCGGGTTTTGCCGGGGACTTTAACCCGGCTTTTTTTAACTCTTAAATCAAATAAAATGACTAATCAATTAGATATGTTTTCGGAGGCAAAAATCAAAATAGCCGAAACAAAGAAAAATTACCTTTCTAAGCTAATTTCAAAAAAACAGAAATTTGAATATAATCTTCAAAAGAAAAGGCCTAAATATATTTTGAAGGCCACTAACGATATGAAGTATATATCTGAGCTGATTGACTTACTCGAAGAAAATGAGCAAATACACCTCATGAGTAACGCTTTTGATTCACCTTCAATAATATACTCACTTAACAAAAGAGAAAAAATCAAGGAAATTATTTGTTCAACGTGGGCCATAACAGACCGAGGATTACAGGTATTTCAGGAATTATCAGACGATGCCTCAGTTTATTTACTACTCGATAAAACTTACTCATATAAGTGGGTATTCGAATCAGGAGACATTAATTTTCTCAAAAACATCAAAATGAAGTTCACAGAAAATCATTCTAAGGTAACCTTGATACAAACTGAGAAATTTTTTTATACATTTGTAGGGTCAATGAATTTGTCAAATAATCCGCGGATCGAAAATATAATGATCAGCCGAGACGAGGAGTTATATCGATTTTATGAGCGATTTATCAAGCAAGAATTTGAATGAAGAAGACTTCGAACAGGCGATAGAATCACTTCGCTTGCTGATTAAGGGTATTCCCATCAAAGATGATGAGGGTACTCTTATTGGTTTTATCGAAAAACCGGATATGAACGCGATTAAATATGTATTGAGCAAGCAACGGACGGCAACGGACGGCAACGGACGGCAACGGACATGCTCCTATTAAACATAATAAAACAATCACTAAAGGAATTGCACCAAATGGCAGATGAGACTAAGCAATATACGTTAGAAGAGTTAAAGGTTAAACTAACTGAAAAAGAGCGCGTTTTCTGTCATCAATATATCATTGACTGGAACGGTGCAAGATCAGCAAGACAGGCCGGATACAGTGAAGATACAGCCAAGGAGATAGCTTCACAAAACTTAACTAAAAGCCATATTCAACAATACATTGCTTTCATCAAAAATAACCTTGAAGAAGAATCAGGAATATCGAAATTAAGAAACCTTCAAGAGCTTGCAAAGATTGCTTATTCGAACATTGCCGGACTGCACGATGATTGGATTGAATTAACCAATTGGAACGAAATTAAAGAGGCTAATCCGGCCTTATTGTCAGCCATTGAAAGCATTGATACTAAAACCGAATACCGGACCTACAAAACAGACGGGGATAGCGAAGAAAACGCAGAAATTAAGTTTGTTAAAATAAAACTTTTTGCAAAAACTACCGCTATTGATATGATTAATAAAATGCTTGGATATAACGAGGCCGAAAAAATACAACTCAAACAGGCTATTGAATATGTAAACGTGTCATTACAATTTCCTAACGAAAAATAAATAATGGAAACTGAAATTTGGAAAGATATATCCGGATATAAAGACTGTTATCAAGTTAGTGATTTTGGTAGGGTAAAATCACTGAGTAGATTTCAATCAACTACCGAAAGGATATTAAAGGGCGAATCTGATAATCGTGGATATATTCGAGTTAGATTAAGCACTCATAATGAAACAAAAAAATATCAAGTTCATCGATTAGTTTCGCTTGCGTTTATTCCAAATCCAGAGAATAAACTACAAATAAATCACATATCCGGCATTACATCAGATAATCATTACAAAAACTTAGAATGGTGTACGCAATCAGAAAACATGATTCATGCTTTTAAGATTGGATTACAATCAATAAAAGGAGAAAAAAATCATCAATCAAAACTCACTGAAAAACAATTAATAGAAATAAGAGACTTATTAAAAAACGGAACATTTCACAAAGATATTGCAATAAAATTCAATGTTTCAAGGCGATGCATAACAGATATAAACCTAAACAAAACATGGGCTAAATGATTAAAAGAATCTCCACATATTACAAAATAAAGGCAATTAAAGCCAAAATAAAAGTAATACAAGGGGGCATGGGAGCGGGTAAAAATGTTTCAATAGCTCAGATACTTATTGAGAAAGCATTTGAAAAGAAGCGGATAATAACAGTAGTATCAGACACTTACGATAACTTAAAGGATGGTTCAATACAGGACTTTAAAAACCAATTTGACGGGGCTGGATTGGAATGGGAGCGATCATTTAACAAAACAGATCACGATTTAAAAATAGGCCAATCGATAGTCCAATTTAGATATGTAAACGACAATAAAAAACAGGCCGGAAAATCAAAGAGGCGTAACATTCTATATATTAACGAGGCTAATAAAATTGGGTGGGATGTTGCATTAACATATATAGGCCGTACACATGAGGAGGTTTACATAGATTACAATCCAGATTTCGAATTTTGGGCACATACGGAGATACCTAAATTAAAAGACAGTAACGGCAATTCAATAAGCCAGCAAATAGTAGTAACATATTTAGATAATGAATGTTGCCCTGATTCCGAGGTTAATATTATTGAATCACGACGGGATAACATTGAATGGTTTAGGGTTTATGGACTTGGTCAGACCGGGTATTACTCAGAACGCAGAATCTATAAGTTCAATTTTTGCAAAGAAATCCCAGCAACCGCAAAACGAATACCTTCAGGTATGGACTTTGGTGTTAGTCCTGACCCTACAATTAAGATAGACCTTTGGAAGAAAGACAACTGCATTTATATTGACGAGGTATTTTGTATGAATAATTTAATGCCGGAAAAGATTACAGGGGCCGAACGTATGGCAATAGTTGATCAGTTGCAGTTTGTCAACCACCTCAAAGGTCAGTTAATCATAGCAGACAGCGCCGGGCGTGTTGAGATTAACGATCTTAGAAAGTACGGGTACGAAGTTAAGGGAGTTAAAAAGAATCCAGGATCTGTAATAACTGGTATAAATAAGACCCGGGGATATGATCTATTTATTACTGAGCGATCAGTCAATATGAAAAAAGGTTTTGAAACATGGTTTTGGAAGATCGACATTAACGGCAAAATAATTCCAGAGCCGGATGGGCATGAACCAGATGGATTAGCAGCACTAAGGTACGTGATTATGGAGCATGATCGGTTCGCTGATTTTGCCGTAACGACAAATTAATTATCAATTATGATTATCACATGTAAAAATAGCGAAAATATAAACGACTGATAATTAAATTAAAAATGCGAATGCTTCACCGGATAGATAAAAATATTCATTTATTTATTATGTAATTATGGGTAAAATACAAATGTTTGATCCGTTAATTTATCCTATGAAAATATGGGTAGCAATTGGAATTAATATAAATGAAATTAAGGATAATTTCAAGGACGTAAAAACTGGAGATGAGATAGATACATCATTTATATTTAGCAGTGAGGCTGTAACCTATTACGTGCAAAAAAAACAAGACCCGACATATTATGGAGTATTGATTGCTTCAACTGCAAAACATTATTTCACTGCAAAATTAATAACACATGAAAGTATTCATGGAGCCGAATATATATGGGAACATATTAGCGAAAAAATTATAGGATCAGAGGCTAATGCTTATTTAGCTGGCTGGATCGCTGATTGTATTCATAAGACACTAAAGAATAAAACTGTTGGTAAACATGTTGTGTAGCATGTTTTGTCGAATGATCGTTTTTTGATAGTATATTTGAGGACAATTTAATACTTAAAGTTATGACAGATCTATTTTGGAATACCGGAGAATTTTTATCACCTGCTTTATTAATCGTTTGTGTTGTTGCCTTCTTTGCGACTGCTATATTAGTGGTGATTTTGACCGACAAGAATCCTGGTAAATGTAAATGAATTGGGATTTACACTTAAAAATGATTAGTTATGGCAACAAAATTAGACTTGGCCGACGCACAGTTAATTGGGTGGCGTCATGGTTTTCATGGATTTTCTATAATATCCTTAGTTGAAAGTATGGGATTAACAAAATCCGAATGGAAGAAATTAAAATCAGACTATTCAATGTATTTAAGCGATGATGAAGTAAAATAAATTGACGAGCATTTTAATTTAATTTAACCTCTCTCCTATACGGGGAACAAAAACAACTGAAATTATGAAATTTACAGAAGTTTATGATTTAAATAAAGATCAGCAAAAGGCATTTAACTCACTAAAAAGGGTTGCAAATAAATGCGTCAAATTAAAGATCGGATTTGTGAATTTATATGGACACATAACTGCATTTGACAAAAACATGATCGCAGGATTCGATGTCGATGCCGATTATGAGTTATCATGTAAGGAGTATGGATATCCATCAAATTACATTGATAATTTAGGAGGAGACAGCTATGCAGATGATCAAAGCCTACATTCTTTTAAGCTTACTCCAAAAGGAAAGAAAGTATTTAATTCAGAGTTGTCTTAATCTTCTATCTCGTACGGCAATAAAACTAAAATAAGATGATAATAGATAAAATAAAGAAGATAATGATTGCATACCGCGACTTTTACGGAGGTGATCTGTTAGATGTCAGCGAGGTAAATAAGACAACAACCAAAGAGGAGCTTTCTGATATAATTGAACGTCACAGAGATCACATGGAGTCTATGTTGTCAGATGCGAATAGTCATTTAGATCGACTTAAACGAGAAACTGGATTAAACGAAATTTAGCTCTGCCTATACAGTGGGGACAAAACAAATTTGAATTAACCCTTAAATACAATTCGCCTATGACAAATTAGACTACATTCGAAAGTGAATAATAAACGACCCGGATTGCGATCTGGGTTTTTGTGTAATTATTTAAAAAAACTGTTATTAAAAATTCATTTTTATTTTTTTATGTGAAAAATTATTATATTTGTGACGCAAAAGATTGCATAACACGACAAACCCATAAGGAGTGAGTACAGAATTTATTAAAGCGTGCATTAATTCGAGCTCAATAAGTAAGGCTGTGATTCAGGAGAAACAACTGAATTATTTACTCAACTCCAAAATTCAAGAGGATCGCTTCGACACTGAATATCTTCAGCAGTGGGCAAACAGGAAATACCAGACAGACGACTATTTTTTAAACTGGGTAAAATCAATCTTCAAAACTGAAAACTTTCTTACGTTTTTCAAATACCTAAGATTCCCACTACCATCAACAAAGATCATTCATAATCGCATTGAGCCTCAATTAATGAGGGTTTTTAATGCCGAGGATTCGGACTTTAAGTATGATATCAAGGGAAAAGATTATTCTGATTTTGCCGAAGATTTAGAAGTGAAGCGCTTTAACTCTGAAATATTTGAACGGCTACTTTACAAACACAATAGCCTGATAGTTTCCGATCTTGACCCGATGATCCCAAATACGCCATATCGATATTTTATTGACATTGCAGACGTGAAGTCAATAGAAGAGATGGGCGGTAAAATTCAGAGGATAGCATTTAAAGGATGCGTTACCGAAATTGAAGAACCGGGCGACGAGAATAAGGTTGAACATGACATGGGTATTATTTACATCGACTGCAATACGTACGCTTTTTACGACGATAAGATGGAACTGGTTCGAGAGCAAGCGCACGACTTAGGCCATTGTCCGGTTCATTTTATTTCACCTAAAAAATTCAATGGCGACTGCATTATAAGGGAGTCGATTTTTACGTATATAAGGGAAGAGATTGAAGAGTATAACTTCATCAAAACCCTTCAGAAAATGACCGAGCCGAACGGCGCTATCCCG